CGTTGCAGCCGGGCGAGTTCCGTGATGTTGATGCACCTGGTGGAGATTTAAACTCTGCGTTTATGATGTTACCTTTCAAAGGACCAAACCAAACGTTACTACAACTAATGGACGTTGTTGTTGGAGCAGGGCAAAGATTTGCAAGTATTGCCGACATGCAAGTTGGTGACGGCAATCAGAGCGCTGCGGTAGGCACGACTGTTGCATTAATGGAGCGTGGATCGCGGGTTATGTCTGCTATTCACAAAAGAGCGTACCAAGCAATGAAGTGTGAATTTATGTTAATGGCTGATGCTTTTGCAACATACTTACCACCAGTGTATCCATACAACGTAGTTGGTGGACAAAGACAAATTAAACAAATGGATTTTAGTCCAGAGATTGATGTTGTACCAGTTGCAGATCCAAATATCTTTTCACAAACGCAACGTATTGCCATGGCACAAACAACAATGCAAATGGCGCAAGCAAATCCTGCAATGCACAACATGTATGAAGTTTACAGAGACCTATACGAGGCGTTGGGTGTAAAAAATATTGACTCAATACTAAAAAGACCACAGCAACCACAACCAATGGACCCTGCTATGGAAAATATTACAGTTTTAGGTGGTGGACAGATCAAAGCATTCCCTGGTCAAGACCATAAAGCACACATGGATGCACATTTAACGTTCATGGCGACAAAAACAGTGCGAAATAACCCTGTTGTAATCGCCTCTTTACAAAAAAACATCATGGAACACATCGCTTTGATGGCTCAAGAACAAATTCAACTAGAATTTCAAGAAGAATTGATGCAATTACAGCAATTACAGATGCAAATGGCACCAATACAGCAACAAATGCAGATGAATCCGCAAGCATTGCAACAAAACCCGCAAGTTATGCAGATGCAACAGCAAATGCAGAACCTAACACAAGCAATCGAGTCAAGAAAAGCAATTTTAATTGCTGAAACACTAGCTGAGTACCAAGCAGAAGAGGAAAAACTGTTTAATGAAGTCGGTGATGACCCTCTAATTAAGTTAAAATCAAGAGAAGTTGATTTAAAAGCACAAGAAGAGATGAGAAAAGAAGAAGAGGGCAAACAAAAAGCAAATATGGATAAATTAAAACTTATACAGAGCAGAAAAATAGCAGAAGATAAACTTGAACAAGATGATGATCATGCTAAACTGCGTGCATCCGTATCTTTAGCAAAAGACGGTATAAAACAAATGCAAGCAGCGGTTATTGAGGGAGAATAATGGCAATAGAAAAAGCGATATCGTACGATCAAGCCAGAAAAAAAATAAATAAGGCTGCGCCTAAAGGGCACCAGCTTGCTTTTATAACACCAGCAGAAGCTAAAATGTTAAAAGATAAAGGTGGCTCTGGTGAGATGACAGAGGCAGGTGTAAAAAGTTATAGAGGTCATCACGGTGGTGGTGGCGGTGGTAGCAGCAGCTCTGGATCTGGTTCAGGAGGTGGTCAAGGTTCCGGCGGAGGTGGCGGCGGCGATAGAAATAAAGATAGAGGACAAAAAAAAGGTAAAAAATCTGCTAAAGGTGCTAGTTTAAAAAGTTCTAAAAAAACTACAACAAAAACATCAAAGAAAAGTTTTTCCGATAAACTTAAAGAAGCTAGAAAAAAGAATGAAAAAGCATTAAAGGATGTTGCAAAAAAACAAGCAGACTTTAACAAAAAAACTGGTTTTCAAACAAAGAGTGGTTTTTTAAAAGATAGTAAAGGTAATATTGTAAGATCTAAAGTTCAAGTTGATAGATTTAAAGAAAACCAAAAAAGAGAAAAAGCTCTTAGAGATATGTTTGCATCGGAAATACAAGCGCAAGAAGCAAAACAAGTAACTCCAACTTTTGGTGGGTTAAAATCAATATTGGACAGAACAAGAAAAAAACTTGGAACAGGAGAATTTTCAATAGAAAAAGCAAACCAACTAAAAGATATAAACAGAGCTCTTGGTGATTTTGATTATGCAGGCATGAGCATAGGTAATCAACTTAGAGCACAAGCAGGTGATCTAGCAGCGGGCATACCGGGTCTTGCAAAAATTGGAGGTGCAATAGCTGGGGGTCCTTTAGGAATAGCTGGCTTGATTGCAAGCGGTGGTAAAGGCATAGCTGGACTGATAGCTGATAAACTTGGTATTGGACAAACAGAAGATGAAAAAACTGATATTGCAACTGGTAAATTTGAATCTGGTCAAGCTGAACCTGGATTTTTATCAGGCATTGCCTCTGCGCTAAGATTAGGTGAAGGACCTGGCTTTACTGAAGATAGAGGTGGCGGTCGCCAACAACCAATGATACCTCCTCCTGTTATGGCACCTGCTCCAAGCTTACAACAAGTGGCTCAAACTCCAATAACAACACAACCTGTTGATTCAAGAATGTTAAATCAATATTTAGCACTAGCTGGTTTTACACCAGAACAAATTTCAGGTTTATCTGATGACATTAGATATTTAGGATAATGGCTATTTCAAGAGC